CTACTCTATGTTTAGATTCAAGTCCTGAATAAGAATGAGTCCATAAATCAAAGAATTGAATAGTGCTCTCAGTTAGTTTCACAAACACCCCAAATCCTATGCTGCCATATCGACTAAAAGCAATAATATCCCCTCGCTTAAGAGTTTCTATATCATTTGTATGTACATGTATTTGTTCCATATTAACAAAATAAAAGCCCCGACCTTATTTAGTCGGGGCTGTTAATTCTAGAATAGCTTCTATGGTTTTAAGAATCTGGTTTTGATTCCTTGGGACAAATAGAACAGGTGGGTCATCCATCTCCATTAAATGCTTTTTAAACATTTTCCATTTGAGTGGGAATCGGTCATTAGCATATCCTTTGCATTCAATAACCCATTTACCTTTAGGATCTACAAAATCAGGAGTGTAAGTTATATCTCTAACCTTATAGTCTTTTTTGTCCGTATACCCAGTTTTCCCATTGTCCTCATAACTAGAATTTGGGTAATGAAACCCTTCTAACAACACATATTTGTGTTTCTCATAGTCATGTATGATATGGTTTTCTTTTAACTTGCGGTAGCAAAAAGCTTCTAACAAAGACCTAAACGTAATTCCATCAATAGTCTTTGTCTTTGCAGCTATTTTTCCTCTTCCGCTTGTGGTACGAGCCCCAGGTACATTTCTCTGTCCAGTTCTTTTACCTCTTCTAGCCATTCTCGTTCTAATTTTTTAGCAGTCTCTAAACTCCCAACATCTAATTTGTTTCTTGTCCCCAAATTAGCCATCATCACAGCTGCTCTATGCAGAATGTAATCAATCTTTTCTTTTACTTCAGGGTCTGTAAAATACGGTGAATCCATGTAGCATTGTTTTTAATAAGTTAGACGCTTCTTCAACCCCATAATTTTTAACAAAGTCTGATATATCCTTAGATTTATATTCATCTGGGATACAAAGGTTGAAAAGTTTATACTCTTCACAGATTTTGTTAGCCATAATTTGGCCATTGTTAGCGGGTTTATCTGCGTCATTGTCGTACAGTACCACAATATTCTTAAACCGAGATTTCAAATCCTCAATCAATTCTTTTGAGGGAAAATGCATCTCACTCTGAAGTGCAACAGATTGATACCCAAGAACACGCAAAGTCATAATATCTTTTAGTGAACTTGTAAGGATAACAATTTCTCCTTCAGACAGCTGTGGGAATCCTTGAATACAGTCTTTAGAAACATTGCTATACCACTTATGTTCGATTTCAAGAGGAGAGTATATTTTAACCCCATCTTTAAAATTAAATACATAAGTAATGGTTTTGCATTTGAATCTAACCCCGTTAATCCAAAAATAATCTATTGGGTGTACCCCAAATGTAAGTAAAAGTTCTTTACTTATCCCGAACTGTGTCCAAAAGTTTTTGTCCTCTATCGTCCAGGGTCTTCGTCTGACCTCAATTTTTGATAGAGCTTTTTCTTCAATTCTCTCATATTCAGTGCGTCCGTACGTAACAGCCACTGGAACATTAACCACCTCACCAACGAGATTGAGCCCAAAATCATTAGAAATAGTTTTAAGGCAATCCACAAAACTGAGAGAATACTTATACATAACATAGCTAAAACAGTTAAATGTGTGGTTAGGATTCCCAAAATCTTTGTACAATAGACGGTTGTTAATCTTAGCAATAGATACTGTTGGGGAGTTATCTTGCCTAAGATCAGATTTAAACTTTACCCCAACCTGCTTAAAGTTTGGGCAGTAGTGTCTAAAAATATCGTACTCAGTTATTCTGGAAAGGATTACGTCGGTGTGCAAATAGTCATTACTATTACGTGCTTGTATTCCCATTTCCCACAAAAATAAAAAAATAAAGGGGCCACATTAAGTGACCCCCTTACCTTTAATTCAACACATGAACGAGTTACCACGGAGCATCATCAGATACTTCAGATGTTTCCGCAGCGCTATCCGCCGTAATTAAATTAGGCGAGTATCGTTGTAATGCAAGGTCTGTGTTAAACTCTGCATTGAAATTGCCATACTCATCGTTAAGAGCTTTAACAAACAAGTCATCGCGCTTTGGTTTCAATCTCCCAAAATGTTTTGTGTAAACATTCTGATACTTTTGGTCTTTAACCCCAAGCAATACACGTACGCGGTTGTCTGCAAGTGAAGATACTAAAGATTTTAGTTCTGCCATATCCCCATTAACAATTTTATCCATTGTTTCAAGGTAGCAATCTCCACCATTAGATACGTTAGCCCATGCTTTGATAAACTCTAACAAGGTATCTTCTCCTACGTATGCTTTGCGAGCACCTTCAGCACTATACCAATCGTATTTATCTGCAGGGTTTGACTCTGACCAAGAGATTTGACCACGGTTGTTAGTCCACATAGACTTATCTCCCGCTTTGTTAGTCCTGATTTGAGCTTGAAGCAAAATCTCTACACGAGTGATAAAATCAGGAGATTCGTGCTTCACCCAAAACGTAACTTTTTGGTATTCTTGATCAGACAAAGTAACTGTGTAGTTAGGGTCTGACTTAAGATTAATCCCAAGCTCTTCAAGCTCACTCAAAGTTGGGTTAACAGCTACTACTTTTACAGGGGCAATACCAGTATACAACTGTACTCCACCTACTACTTCTTGTTCTGAATTATTACTAGCAATTGCCATAAAATCAATTATTAATAGTTATCAATATCAAAATCATCACCTGTAGAAGTTTCTACTTCTGCTATCGCATCAATCAAATTAGTTTGTGCGGGGTCAATTACTGTCTCAGTCTCAGTAATCTGAGTATCATCTACTAATTGGAAACGCAGAGAAGTAACTTTGTTCTTCTTAACACGCTTACCTTTCAGAGATGGGTGCTGAAACATGATCTTAACTTCTGCTGGAGTAAGACCATACTTATTTGCAATCCCGTCACGGTCAATACCATTATCAAGATCTGCAATAATCCCACTAACAGTAATTACAGCAGGAGTTGAAGTTGTTGACTGTACCTCAGTCGATTCAGTTTGAATTTTAGCGTCAATCATCGCTCTAAGAATTTAAAAATTAATCAATAAAAATGTTGTTCCAGTCAAGTTCCATAACTTGACCTTTGAGGTGGTCGCATCTTGAGCCTGCATTGATATCAGTACCTGAGTCAAAGCTGATCATAGTTGTATCACCATCTCTGAAAACATAACCGATAGCATCTGCATTAGCACATGTGATGCTTCTAATTTTACCTGTGAGATCAAGGTCCTTTGAAGTAACCTCTTTCCCTTTCTTTTCCGTTATCTTATCTTTTAAATGCCCGATAAGAATAACATGGTCGGCAAGTTTATTCAACCTATCCAACCATTTTTTGTAAGCTATGCGCAAATACAAATAACCTGCACCTTGAGGTAAAGACAGCACTGACAAACCCTTGTTATCTGGGTCAAAGTTTTTGCCCATAGGTGTTTGACGATACAATTCTTTTGCCTCTAACTCACACCATACCTCTAATTGAGTTACAGTGTCTATGGCTATGTATTTGTATGGCTTACCTTCATTGATAATAGCTCTCCCAATAGTAGATAGTTCTGATAGGCTGTTGGCTTTAATTTTCAAAGCTTCAACCATATCGCTACCATCTTCTAAGTCGATGATCAAGCAATTATCAAGTTTAGCTAACGCTGTGGTTTTACCAATTTTTGGTGGACCATACATTACAAAGTTCTTTGGGGACTTGCGCAATGCCCCAACTTTGGTTTTAGGAAGACTTAATGATTCGCTCATTGATTGTAAATGTTGATAAATCTGTTTGAAATGGGATCATTCCTAATAAACCATCCCTGTTTTTTTCGATGTGCACAGCCAACAATCCTACAGGATCTTCCCCACAATAAGTGTCTGTAATCCCATATAAATCGTAAGGGCGTTGCAACATCATCACCACATGAGCATCTTGACCTATAGAATCGCCCCCAAACAAATCTGTTAAGAGAGGTTGGTATTGATTCTTGGCTCGATGCTCTTGCTCGATATTCCTGTTAAGTTGGGATAGAAGTATTGTAATACTCCCCATTCTTGCTTGCATCCACATACACCCCTTAGAGAGTACATTTAGATTCTGCAACTCTGTATCTTCTTTCCCAAGTACAAGTCGTGAGTGGTCGATAAGATTGATAACAAGTTTGCTAGGGTACTTGTTAAAAATCCTTTCGTTAGTGTGTTTCACCACATTCATGTCTTGGGGAATAGAACAGAAGTAAATAGGATAGTCTTTATACTTTTCTGTGGCACTTACGTAAAGTTTATACTTGTCTTCTGACAGTTTTTGTTCAACGGATAATAGCTCAAATGTCTGAAGTTTGGTGTCCTTAGAACCAGCCCGCAAAATCTGCTGGTCGCCAGACATCTCGAAACTCCAATAGACAACCATTATGTCCTTTTGAACATTCTCATCTAAAAGATCAAATATTAACTGATTACTAAATGCACTCTTCCCAACTCCAGGTCTACCGGCAATAACGTACATCTTTCCTGGTTGTAATCCCCCCATTAAATTCTTATTCAATCGTTTCCATTTAGTAGGGAGCACTTTTCTTCTACCCGCCATCCCGTCCTTGACGTGTTGAATAGAGCGTTCTACTTCTTTAGAAATGTGTCTAAGAATAGGGAGATTAGAGTTGCCTTGTGATTCTTGAGGCGCTGCTTGGTTTTGACTCATCTATGTTGATATATTTTTCCCAAGTGTGATTATTTACCCAAGTAACAAGTTGCTGCATATACTTTAGTTGATCCGTATTTCTACGTAACTCAACTTCAGCTTTTAAAGCGTTGATAACTTCTTTATGCTTCCCAATATCTCCTTTAATGTACTTCTCGTATCTAAGTCGAGCTTTCTCATTAGCTTTTGCCATTGGGTCATTAGCTCTAAGAACACGACTTTCTACACGGAGAGGAAAATGGGACAGTAGTTCAGACCACATTTGATGGAAAGGAGAAGATAGCGGGGAACTAAACTTATCTCTAACCACATGATCTTCAACTGACTGCCCCATTTT